CGTACACCTCATCTACATAGCCTGTGTTCATGACTAGCGTTGTACGGCTATTGATATTAAAATCCTTGTATTGACCGGTTTGTGTATCCGGAGCGGTAAAGCCATCCTGATAAACCATGCGCTTAAAGTCCTCACCACGGAACTCATCGGTACGCGTGCTGACTTTATAGAAGGTGCAGTAGTCCATAACTCCATAGCGATTGACAAAGGCTATCTGATACGGCGTGTACTTACATTCGCATTGCAGCTCATAGCGAGCTGTTGCAACTAGTTCGCCTTCTGCAAAAAGATTCACATCATAGTAATCACCACATTCGTGTGTTGATGGTTTAATGCTGTCATCGATTTCCATGTTGTCCTGTAAATTCTGAGGCCCTACTCCGAGATAGATTACAGCGTTATTTGAGTTGAGGGAGTAAACCGGTAAGGTAGTAGAACCTCCGGGGCCGTACAGCAAGTCGGCATCACCATTGTTCCATGCTATCTGGATTGTTTCAATCGCATACGGCACGTTGTACAATGCTAGCGTTTCGTAACTACCGGCCATGACATATCGGGTGCGGGCTACGCTCAATAGGGCTATGGTAACTTGTTGCTCGACCACATTCGGGAACGGCTGCCATCCATCAAGTGCTAGCCATGAGTTGGCTGTTCCTGAAGTATGCAACCCTGAACCGGATGCTCCGGCATTTAAGTATGACCATGAGCCCGGGCAATTGACCCATAGCACCTCATCGGTTGGGGCACCAGCCCAAGCGATTGTGCTGTAAATATCGGGGTCATGGCTGAACTGCTCCTTGACTAGATTGCTAACCTCGAAGCTGATGGTTTTATTTACCGCGTATGGCTTTGACAGGCTAGCAATAGGGTTTGCTGGAGAGCTTGTTCTTAACCCGCTCCACACCTCAAGGTCAAGGCTCATGCTGACCATGTTGTCATTGTTCAGGATGGCGTTTTTGCCGGTTATGAACATCGGGCTTCGGCTCATGGCTAGGCTCGCGGGTCGGCTAATAATAGGCGTGCTCATTTTTACTTGAATTGTGTTTGGATAAATTCATCAAAGTCCTTTGCTAACGCTTCGCTTATCACTTTAGGGAGCGTTTTGGTCATGGTTCGGAATGGAGCTGTGATGAAGTACGTTTGAGGTGTTCCCTTACGTTTGATGCTCCGGGCGATTACATAGGCAAGTCCCTTGAACTGATAGCTGTTGAAGCCACCTTTGGCGTAACGACCACGCTCATCGCGAACCCGAATGTTTTTACGCTTCATCCACTCCATGATGCTTTCAGTCATGGCCATACCTGGGCCTTCGGTTTTGAAGCTGAAGGGTGAGGGCTTGGGTGTCTTGAGCTCCGTACCGCTTACCCCTTGGTCTACAAACTCGCCATACTCCGCCATGGTTATACCAGCGCTTAGCCTGTTGCCTGTTTGCTTTACCGGTAGCGCTCGGATGCTCTTACTCAGGTAACCGGTTGTATCGATTTTCCCACGGCGCAACTTGCCATCATTCCCCTTACGCGTGATGCCTCCAGCCAAGTTTTTCTTAGCTGTTTTGACTACTCCAGCGAGCTCACCCTTGAGGGCCGCTGTCATGTATGTCAGTTTCATAGACATCGGTCAGGAACTACATCGGTGTTTGCGGTGAGAATATCGATAGTCATTACCCAGCCGGCTAGGTTGTTTCCGTACGACTCTTTGAAGGGCACAAGTATAGGCGCACCATCAAGCTGATAAAGGTCTTGATACAAGTCTCCCCGATTGAGCTCAGTCGCAAGGCGGTTGAGAATCATCAGCGTTGTGTTTAGTACATCCTCTAGGTTGTCGATACGGCGAAGCTCAGGAGTTAGAATAAGCTCATCCCGGGGGTTGCCTTTGGACTCATCTACTACATCGCAGCACACAATGTCAATGTTAAAGGATACTTGGTTCAGGTCGTTACCCTGAAGCGAAGCCGAATTGATGGTCATGTGAGTAAGAGGGAATATGGTCCTCTTTTGCAAGTCTACCTCCTGAATGTCTCCGAAGGTAACGGACTTGTTCATTTCCTCATCCCGAAGGTGAGCGGTAATCCTATCTAGAACCTGATATACGTTGTTCATTTTTTGGTTAGGCTTTTTAACTGGCTACTTTCGAGCTCATGCTTTTCGTTTTCAAACTTGGCATGGTTAAGTGCAAAGAAGACATTGAGGCGAGCAACTGCGTCAAACCGGAGTGCATCGCCTTGTGCAAGCGAATAGAAGATTGTGTACCAACCCCAGCGTTTAGAGAATCCTGACCCGGCTGAGTAATCGAGGTCTGAACCTCCTCCGCCAAAGAATTCAGGGAATGTTTGCACAACTCTATCCCTAAACGCTGCATAAAAAGCAAGGCACCAAATGTTACGTTCATGGGCATGTTCCGCATGACTTCTGCATACTTGGTGCTTGATTCATAAGGCTCGATGTTGTACAACTTTTTGAACGAGTGAGAAACAGGGCGGTACAAAACAGCCATTGCGCGGTGCATTGTTTGCCAATCCTGAAGCAAGTTGTCGAGGTCGCTATATTCACCTAGGCTTATGTCTTCCAAGTTGGGCACATACCCGTACTCTACACCTTGCTGACTCCAGCGCATTGTAAGGCCGGGCTTTTGGTCAAACATCTCATTGAGTATATCAACTATGTAATTGACATCATTCCATTTCAGCTTGGCCACTTGTTGCAACTCTACTCCGCAAAAGATTTCAATCATCTTGTGAGCCTTGAACTCCTCATCACCTTCTATCTTCAAAAAGCGTTGATACTGCCCGAGGGTGATTTCGGACAAGTCATTAGGGATGGTTACTTCAAGCTTCACGTGTAATTAACTGATTTTGTTCCTCGGCGTTATACTCGGCCCACACTTTTCTCAGGTCATCAACATATCGCTGCCATTCCCGAGGGGAGCAGTTGCACGGCTTGTGGAGCGTGTGATTGAACACCCGGGCATGAGTGCGAGCAATATAGTCCTGTTGAGCAATACTGAGGCTCCGGGGCTTGCTGTTGTAAAGCTGGGTTAGCCATGAGTACTCATCTTGAGTCAAGCACTCTATACGGGAGTATGACAAAAGCTGATTGAGCTTCTGCTTACGAGCTTCGCACCCGCAGTCTACGCCTGTGGCTTCGCTAAACCAATCGACTAGCTTTTTGATGCCGGTGGCTTCGGTGATTTGTTCTATGGTATCACCTAGACCTTGAGGTTTCATCCGAGGCCGTCTTCCACGCTTCGTAGAGGGCTCTGACTTCTGATTCGTGAATTCGCTGTTTTCCATTTTTGATTGTGTTAAAAATTGAACTGATTGAGATATGAGTTTCCTCTTGTAACGTACGCATCGACTTTCCGGATGTTGCGTATATGGTAAAGAGTTTGTTGTCGTACCAATGCCACGTATCCATTTCGCGTTTAAGCGCTCCAATCATGTCGGCATAGGCTTGTTCCTTTTCTGACAAGTCATCATCGCTTAGCGGCTCCCTGATGCTGTGAATATCGATTGTTTGGACTTTATCCCTAACCCGGAGGTAATCATGATACATGTTGCGCAGCGTAACGTAGACAAAAAAGGTATTGACATCTGATTTGCCGTACCTGATTTTCTCAGGAGTATCAACTAGCCGGTGCATGCGTAGGTACATTTCCTGAACTAGGTCTTCGCACAAATGCTGTGGACAGCCGAAGCTCCGAACCATGGCCACCCAATCTTGGTGACGAACAGCGAGAAGCTCCAGCAATTCCACAGCACAATTTACTACCGGTATCGGGAATAATAACGGATATGCTCGACTACCGCGTCTTCCTTGGCCAACTCCTTAGCTAGCTTAACTGCCTCTTTGTGAGAAGGAACCAACGAATGATGGGTGTTGATGTCGCCACTATCGCCACACTCCCGAACTGAATACACACGCTCATCGCCATAGCTTTCTGAGGTGATGAAATAACGCCCGCCATAGATTGTTGGGCTGATGCGCGACTTAAAGAATCGCATAGCACTATGGTTAAAGAATAGCCGACCGCTTCGGTCGTTGGCATCCATAACTTCATGGATATTGGCGTACCATACTTGGCTCATGTGGTAATGATTGCTTTGAGATTAGACATAACTACGGCTTCATTTATCCACTCGTACACCCGCCGCGAGGTGTCCTCGGAAACTCCCATCTGACTCATCATCCCAACAAAGGGGTCGAACCGCATGGGCTGATACACCGGCATTGAAAACTCGGCGTACTTTTTATACTCATCATCGACTATGTTGTATAGCTTAATATCGATGAACTCTTTTTTACGCTTGGCGATTACTAGGGGCTTAGACACGGCTCACCTCCATTCCCAATAACAGCGCAGCCTCATACCATGCACGGGGGCATAACTCGGCATGAAACTCTACACGCATGATACGCTTGGCAACAAAATAATTAGCCGGCACTTCTCCCTCCATGTAATCGAGGTACTCATGGGGGTCTTGAACTATTTTTTCCATTGATACTTGATTTGAATTAGACATATCCAAAGGTAGGCATTTATTTTTTATACGCAAAAATTAGCTCGGTCTATTTATACTCATTTTCAGTCAATTATTATCTGACTGCGTATCGGCCTACGTTAGGTCGGCTGAGCCTGTCCATAACCAAATATCGAGCGGCGTCCATCAGGTGGTCAAACATCTTGACCGGCTCATTCAGAATCTTTCCGTTCTTGTCTTGTTGCCACTTATAGTTCCTGAACTCCTTGATTAGGTTCACGCTGCCCTTGTGCGCTACAAGTCTATGGCGCTTCATGATGTCGATGCCTAGGTTGATAGCATCCTTACCCTTGAAGCATGGGTGAATGTTGAACCCCATGCGGTGTAGCTCCTCGATGGACTTAGGCTCGGCTGAGTCGGCAACTATGCGCTGGGTTCGCGGAATGTTCAACTCCTTCATCCGGGCTGCTAAGTCCGCATTGGTCAGTCCGGTCTGATACAATAGCTCCTCAAAGAACAATGTTTCCTGATATTGGTAACAAGCCACTAGTGCAGTTGGGCTGTTCGAGAAGCCGAAGTCAAGGCCGTATCCCAACAAGTTAGCCCCATCCGGTAGATTGTCATAATCTCCAGCTGTGAAGATTACGCTTGGAGACTGCCCGCGCTCCCCTAGGCCGTATACTTGCCAATAGTAGGAGTCGGTTTCTCTTAAACGCTCGATTTCTAATACTTCGAGCTCGGTAAGGAATGGATTGTCTAGATAGGTTGTTTTGAAAAAGTCTACGTCATCTCGAGGGAGAAGGTTGTCGTATATCCAGTGATACTCATCTGATGGGTTAAAGTCGATGATGACCCTATACGTTGTACGGATATTGAGCTGAAAAAAGTCCTCCCAACTGAGTTCATTGGCCTCATTGATAAACAACAGGTGCCGCTTGCGACCGCGTATTTTCTGAGGCTGGTCTACACTAATGAACTCAATGAGATTTCCGAATAGGTGATACTCGGCGCTGGACTTGTTATGCTTGTTTTCATCATACATCCCCTCGTTCTTGAGAATGTTGATGAAGTCCCTCATGGCGGATGTTCTTAACGCCGGATAGGTCTTACGGCAAATGCTGATTGTGTAGCCGCGGTTCTTGTTTAGGAACGCCCACTCGATTAGGAGCTGGAGGATAGAATAGGTCTTACCTGAACGCGTTCCGCCTTGATTAACGGCTATGCGCTTTTTGGAGCCTTTGACATCGTAGTATGTCTTTGGTAGCTTCACTCCTCAATGTGGTCAATGTCTTCAGTTACCTCTAGCCTATTTTGCTCTGAGTCGGCAAACCATGAGGGCACCTTGGGCGGACCTTGGTGCACCTCAATGGATTGCTTAGCCCCGAACTCCTCCGGGAATTTCCGTTCCAACAGCCATGCCGAAGCGGTCCAGTTGGTTTCCGAGGCGGTTTGAATGTTCTTGATGTGCTTCAGCTTAAAGGAGATGTGGGCACGCTGCACCTTGAGGTCTAGGGCTGGGTCGTTTTTCCGGTGTACCCAAAAGGTGCGCCTGTCTATGCCGGCTAGGGCACATGCGTCTCCTATGGTCAATCCGGCGGCGATACCCGCCACGCATTGGTCAAGATTTTGGGGCGTTACCTCCACTCCTTTCATGCTTAGGCGTTTTGCTTACACCAGTTCAAAATAACTTCTGAAGGCTTATCACCTAGGGCTGCCTGTACAATGTCCCCCTCCTCACCGGTAAAGATTAGGTTGAGGCGGTAGATTTTGTACTTCTGAGCTGCCATTTCACGCTCCTCCTGAGTTTTCGCGGCTTGGATGGCCACTTCCTTAGCTCGGATAGTTTCGATGGCCTCAGCGCTAATTGATTTACGCTGCACCTCGCTATTGGTATTGGTGATTGTGGTCTCTCCTCCGTTCTGCACATCCTCATCTATCATCTGAGTAGGAATATAGGCTTCAGCGTAGGTTTCGGTTGCAAGGATTTCGGGAGCGGGGATGTCCTCAAGGAGTTGGTTTAGCTCGTTCTCAGTAATCATGAGGGAGTCCATCATCCAATCGGTAGCACCTAGGGCCTGAAGCTCGCGAAGCACTTGTACCTCCAGCTCAATGTCATGCGAGCCACGGGCGCGGTTGTGGCGGATAGTTGCGATGCGAGCTTGCTCGGCTGTCATCTTCACATGCACTACGGGCACCTCTTTATAGCCAAGGGTCTTACCAGCTCTCCAGCGGTGCTCACCATCGACAATTACATTGTCTGAGGTTACAATGATGGGCTGAGTGAAGCCGTCCTCCTCGATGGAGCGTAGGAGAAGCTCAAAGTCATGGTCGCTTTGGCGGTTAGGGTTGTAGTCGTTTGGGCGAACTGAATCAGTAGGAACATACTTGATGGTAAGCTCCTTCAGGGCCACGTTGGACTTCTCGATTTTTTTACGGCCTTTCCGTTCGGCGGCCACTCGAGCCTGAGTTTCCTCAGGGGTTGTGTTTGTGTTCATGGTTTTGGTTTTGATTAACGGGAATATGGGGCGGGTTGATGGCGCTTGCCTTCGCCATGGGTTTTAAGAACTTTGTAATAGTCGGGCTTAATCCAAAGGTTATAGGTAAAGCTCTTACGTTCCAAGGCTCCTAGGTTAGCCGGGTGGCCTTGAGCGCTGGGCACCTTCAGGTCATGCTGTGCTAGGCTCATGGTAACAATCAGGGGAGCGATTCCTGAGGCGTGAGCGTAGTGCTGCATCTTGGTATCATCATGCCGGCTGTTTTGCTCTTTGTCGTTCATGAAACGGCTCGCTTGGATTACGCCATTGCACCATGCTTCATTGACTAGCATCATCGGGGGCCAAACTAGTTTCCAGCTTTCAAGGGCGTTGTAGCCCTCCTCATGAGCTTGAGTAAAGGCACCACGGGGCGGTGTAAACAAGCTGATGGCCTGAACACTTTCGGACAAGTGCGCCATAAGGTAACGCACATGGATTTCGAGGTCATCTCGAAAATACAGGTCATCTTGTATTACCAGCTTGATTCTACCTTCACCCTTGCGATATTGGTAAATACGCTTGCAATTCCACCATGCCCCGCGGTGGTCTTTATCCTGAAATACTAGTACATTTTTGCTCAGCCTAGCCAATCGAGGTAGCATGTATTGCCTTACATGTTCCATGCGCTCGGGGACTGCCATGATGCAAATGTCAAGGGCTTGTTCCATCGATTCGTTTGCGATTGATTAGGATTGTCTCATGTAGGGTGTAATGACGCTCATGGCCTTTGATGTCTATGCCATCGGGTGCCGGCCAATACATTGTCCAATACTTATGCTCACCAACATCATAACACAAATAGTCTAGCCTCCAATGGCGCACATGGTAGCCATGCTTACGAATATGCTCTACAAAGGCATAGAACAGCTTGCGCTTGGCTGGCTCCCATGACACAACATGGTAAGCATGGTCTGGACGCTTGGCTGTCTTCCAATTAACAGAATTAACGTAAGCCTCGATTTCGGAATGTAGCATTAGATTGGTTTTCTAAAGATAGAAAAGAAACCCTTACCATTGCGGGATTCCTCCCCATTTACCGGCACCATCTCTGAAGAACTCAGGCTCGATGTAAGGACAAATTTGTTGCTTGAGGCAAAAGGGGTCCCCGCTATACATGCCCTTGGTTAGCTTCTCCCAACTGGAGAAGGCCAAGTTCACACCCTTGATATTGGTTCTCCCCTTTTGGGCTAGCTCAGGCTGCCCTGATGACTTGACCTTTGCTAGCACTTCCTCACGCACTTTTTTTGAACGCTCGGCTATCCATGGTGGCGCTGCATCAATGCACAGGCGTTGGTACGCCTCCTCCCATGTTTCTCCCAACTTGCGATGTGGCTCGATGGCTTGGCGTCCGAATAAGGCCACAGTCCTGACTCCCTCGAGGCGCTCTGCTACCTTATCGAACCATGTAGGCCACGCTTTCATGGCCATTGCGAGCTCATCGGCACCGGAGGCTGACATAGTAGGCGGGCCTATACGTTGGCGCATTGCAGATACCCCTAATCGGTTCATGACATCATACGCCTTATTGTAATCCCATTGGTTATCACCGATAGCTTTCCAAACATCGCCATAACTCCAATCGTAGATTGGTCTGCACTTACGGCGGCCCATGCTGTCCTTCTTTGTTAGGTAACCTCCGGAGCTAGCAATACCTAGTCGGCGGTTAGGCGATTCCTGAACTCGTAGCCCCATGACCACAATCAGGTCCTTGCCGGGCTTGGGAGGGAACCGCTTTACGTTAGCGATGGCATCAATGTGCATCTCATCAATCCACTCGGCAAAGTCCGGCGGAGTGCGAACCCATTGCTCAGGCTTCAGGCGATTGTCAAAAACCCACCAATAGGGGTTCTTGCGGTTAAAGGCGTTGATGATGGGCTGACCAGCAACCAGCCAATGAAAGTTGATGTCTGAACGTGAGGCCGTGCGCTCTGCGAACTCAAAGGTTCCGGGTAGCATGATTTCCTCATCACGCATGACAACGTCTAGGGGTTCGCCTGTACCGGCTATCTGATTAGCGATGGAACATATCTCCATAGCCACGGTGGAATCTTTACCGGCTGAGAAGGTAACGACTACGCGGTGTCCCTCTTGGAACACTTTGACCATCCGGTCGATTGCCTCATCGAATACCGATGTGCCTAGATACTTGCGGGCCATAAGCTAGAATTGAATAGTAATTGTAACGAGGGTTAGGTTTGGTAGTGCGAATATCGTCATAAAGTTTGTCTACCATCTTGACAAAAGAATGCCGGCGCATGGTGCTGATTCTATTGGTGACTAATGGGAATACCTTGACATCATAGCCAATTATCATCTGAGCACGCTCACGGAGGAGCTCGAGGGGAGTAACATTCACACCCTCTACTGCACAGCGGGGAGTATCTCCATTGAACATAAAGAACCCTGTGGCATCATAATCTGAAGCCTCCCGAAGTTTCTTGACTATGGTGAGGAATGTATCCAGCTCGGAGTACGAAGGGCTCCCAAACAAGCTAAAATGAAACTCCATGTCTTCATAGTCCTCAGGCACTATCTCCTCATGGGCCATGCACATGAACTTGTTGAGGTCTCGGTAGGCTCGACGCTTGGTGCTTGCCACATCTAGCATGGCCTGACTAATATCGTATCCAAGGTATCTACTTCCGACATCTTGATTGGTAAGTAGGTCAAGTAAGAGCCCGGTTCCGCAGCCCATGTCAAGGATACTACCCCCGGCCCCCTCATCCACCAGCGCACTGAGGAGGTTCCCAACCACGTGCTCCTCAGCTCGGCTGAACACGTCTTTGTATCCGTTGTCATACTCCCACGCGATTTTGTTGTATCCCTCGGCTACTTTTTGGAGGGCATCTTTTTTATTGTCCATCTTGTGTAACGCTTGTTCTCATTTCTCTTTGGTGTTAAAGGTTTCGCGGTCAAACTGCGTGTAATACTGAGCATCTGACTTTGGCCTGTTCCACCTTGGGACTAGGAGCCAATCGTACTTCTCAATCATCTTACGGCAATTTTGGCAAGTGATGGCTGACCATGCGAAGTGAAACACAGGCTGGCGAAAGTGGCACTCGGGACATTGGACCTCCCGATAGCCTCCATAGTATCCGCACCTTGTGTGCTTATTTACTCTTTCCATTTTGGTAGTATAACCAAGCTATGTATACCATCAGGATTACCATGGCTGGGAGGAATGTGATGACTGCAAAGGCATCCACTAGTCGCTCCTTCCATGTTAGATTCTTCACGGCTCGAGCTTGCTTTTGAAGTGATTGACTAGGCCCTCCATCCTGTGCTCATAGTACCGGGTGAAACTATTGAAGCCATCATTGTTTTGCTGATACAAGCGATACATGACTGCACGTAGGCGCTGGCTGGGGGTTTTGACTTGAAACTCTGAGGCATCAGCTTCGAGCTCCTCTACTGCACGTTCCTCCTCGCGGCTGAACAGCTCCTCCTTGATGGCGAGGTATACCATGGACTGGTGCATGCTGAAAAGCGTACCGGCCTCTTGTACGCTGAGCTCTTGAGTGCCGAAGGTTAGGCGGACTGTCCTATCGGCTCGGGTGGCTACTCCTTCTAGGGCTGCCGGGAGGTATACAATCTTAGCCATTGCGCTCACGCCATTGGGTGTAGCACACGCCTAAGCGTTGCTCCTGACTATCAAACTCTCCAGCGATAGCCTCCATACAGCGTGAGATGAACTCACTTTGTTTTTCTCCGGGATTGGGGTTGGGAATGGGCATGGCTGAATTTTCATCTAAGTTAATCATTTTCACTCATGTATGCAAGTATTCCAATTTTGGTTTTAAAATCTAAGTCGGAATAAACTAGTGCCATCCACTCGTCATACTTGTCGCAAGGCTCCATCGCGGAGGTATCCTTCCACCAGTTCTTGGAATTCCTCAAAGGTTCTGACAACTCGGTAACCATATCCCATGGATACCACCTTACGCTCCCAGTCCTTTTGTCTTTCACTTTGCTTGTTCTTGCCGACTTTAATCTCAATGCAGAGGGCACAATACGTTCCGCTGGGAATCATCAGTATAAGGTCGGCAACTCCGGCCACCCCTCCCTCCTCACGGATTTTGATGGCTGTACGCTTGGAACGGAACCCCCCGTTTGGGACTGCAAACAATAATCCATTGAACTCCGGATATTGGAGGTTGAACCACAATACGCAGCCGGTTTGGAGAGCATGTTCATAGCTTTTCACCGAATAGATTTTCCTCGTCGGGTTTTACCCATTTGTAAAATGCGAGCTGCTCGATGGTATCCAAACTTAGGAATATCTGCAACTCGAAGCCCTGATTCTTAAAGTGAAGATACGACCCGTGCTCCATGATGTGCTTCGGGTCTAGCGCATACTTGTACTTACCATCGATTTCCAACCCCACGCTGAGGGCCTTTGGTATGAGGAACTTCTCTAGGAGGCATACATTGAAGCCGTAGCCACGGATTCGCTGCATCATGTGTTTCTCCTCGCTACGCTGCATGATTAGCACGTTGCCCTTATGACCGCCCATGAAACCGATGAGCTTTGGTCGCTTCTCGCTACGCAGCTTAATAAAAGCCTTGCCGCCTGTTACAAATACGCTGGCGGAACATCCATCATCCCACTTAATCATGGCCTAGAACTTTATCAAAATGAAGGGCTACGTATCCAATTAGGTCCCACTCATGCTCGAGTATCTCTCCCCGATATGTCTTGCGGATTGCCTGTGTCTCCCGGATGAACTTATCCTGAGTATCTCGATACCGCTCACGGACGGCTCGGCCACGGGCTCGGGCATCAGCTTCTGAAAACTGGCCGGGGCGGATGTGGCCCTTCTCTACTAGCCAATCATACTGATGGCGGAACCCG